CTGACTTCATCAGCGCTGACAAGTACACTGGCGATGTTGTCATGACTGGCGAAATCGGCAAGATTGCCAACTGCCGTGTTGTGGCTTCCAAGAAGGTGCCGCTGGCTTCCGGCGTTTATGCTTGCCCTATCGTCAAGCTGAACAACGATGCTGATTCTGAAGAAGATACGGCTGCGATTACCATCTATATGAAGCGCAATGTCAATGTGGAAACTGAGCGCATTTCTCTGGCGCGTAAGACTGCCATTTCCGCTGATGAACATTATGTGGCTGCGCTGTCCAACACTGCCAAGGTCGTTCTGGCGAAGTTCAAGGCGTAAAGGGGTGATCGCTGGTGATTATGACCGTGACGGAATACCGTCTGCTTAATCCCAACGATCCCGAAACAGACCAGGCGCTTGAAGCCAAGCTTCAGGCGCTTGAGTCTGTCATTCGGGCGTACACAAACAACAACTTTCAGAAGCGTGCTTTCCGCTTTTCCTGCCCTGTCATCAATGGCAAGCTGTACTACACAACAAACCTGCTGAAGGCGGATGACACTGTGCAGATCAGTGAATCTGCCTTGAATGATGGGCTGTATGTCGTGCAGGACATTGGTTCTGACACCATTTCCCTTGATGCAGAACTGTATGATGAAGACTATGTGCTTGTCACCAAGGTCATCTATCCGCATGATGTGAAAATGGGCGTTGTGAACCTGCTGAAATGGGAGAACACAAACCGTGACAAGGTGGGCATTGCGTCTGAATCCCTGTCCCGGCATTCCGTTACATACTTCGATATGAACGGCGAAAATTCGCTTGTGGGCTATCCCAAATCGCTGCTTGGCTTTCTATCTCCCTACATGAAAGCGAGGTTTTAAGCGTGATTGGCGGCAATGTAACAGCAACAATTCAGGCACACAAGGGCGTGACAAGGAATGCCATTGGTGAAAGCACACCTAACTGGCAGAACGTGCAAACCCTGCGCGGCTGGCTTGACTTGTCTTCGGGTGAAGCCAGGTATAACACATACAATGCCAAGATCCAGGAATCCACACACATCTTCCTTTGCGACTTTGTGCCGCTGCACAAGGATATCACAGCCGAAAATGCAAGGATGGTTATTAACGGCAAGACCTATGACATTCTGCTGATTGACAATCCCATGGAACTGAACCAGCACTTTGAAATCTTCCTAAAGTACACAGGCGGGTGATAGTATGGCTGGCGGTGTGAAACTGATAGACAACAGCATTCAAGTCAAGGCGGCGCTGAATGAAACATCCATTGCATGGCTGTATACTTGGTCAAATGAAATTGCATCCCAGGCACGGCGCAATTGTCAAATGGATGGCAGTGTGGGTGTGCAGCTGCGCGGTTCATACAGGGCAGAAGTGAGCGATTCAGCCGGGAAAGCGGAAATTGGCAGTGATATGGAAGCTGCATTCTGGGAGGAATTTGGCACAGGTTCACACGCTGACACTGCAAAAAACGGCGGCAGGGAAGGCCGAAAAGACTGGTGGGTGTATGTAAAAGACCAACCGCCAAGGGAAAAGGAAAGCACTCACTATAGAACCCAGGCTGAAGCGCAAGCTGTTGCTGATTCCATGCGTGCTGAAGGCTTTGACGCATACGCCACCAATGGCCGTGATCCCAACTATACGCTTGAAAAGGCGTTCATAAACACAAAACCAAAGGCCATTGAGGACTTGAAAAACCAACTGCGAAAGGGGCTGGAATAATGCGGATTGCGTCTATGGCTTACTTGAACAGCCTGATACAAAGCACAGGCATTCCGTGCGAATTCATGCGCTGGAACAATGGCGTTCCCGATGATTATTACTTCACCTGGGAATACTTTGAATCGCCTTCCACCACGCTTGAAGAAAACGGCAAACAGGATACGACAGTCATTCTTCGCGGCTATACAGAAAAAGAATGGCTGTACCTGGAACAGGCGAAGGAAAAAATAGAAAAGGCATGCGCAAAGACAGCGATTCTTGACGATGGAACAGGGATCGCTGTTTTCTATGATTCGGCAACTGTTGTTCCTACAGGTGACATGCGTTTGAAAAGCATCAAGATTAACTTAATCGTTTTAGAATGGAAGGTGAATTGAATATGATCCATAGCGGCGTTACTGATGGAACTCCGTCCAAAGTTCCCTTTGGTGCGGGTGTCTTTTTTAATGGCATTACTTATGATGAAAATGTTGCGCCTACTGAAGATGCCGTCAAGGCCGCGCTGATCGGCGCGACACAGGAAGGCGGCAACGTGACCATTACGCCGGAATTTTTTGATGTTCCTGCGGATGGCGTAAACGTACCGCTGGAAGAACTCAAGGTAAAGGTGGGCGAAAAAGCCCAGATGGAAACATCCTTCCTTGAACTCAAAGCGGAAAATGTGAAAAATCAGGTCATTGGCAAGCTGTCTGAAAGCACCGACAAAAACTATGATGTCATCACTTCTGACGAGCATCTGCGTGCAGGTCACTTCTACAAAGGCTTTGGCTGGTGGGGGCATCTGCTGGATGGTCGTGAAAGCATCATCATGTTCAAGAAGGCGCTTTGCACTTCCGGCTTTGTGTCTGAAAACAAAAACAAGACCAACAACGTCTTCAAGGGTACGTTTGAATGCCACAGCGATATTGAATATGGCACTGTGAAGCTGCCCTATGTAATCTTTATCCGCAAGGCTGATGGCTGGAAGGCTGTCAATGCTGACGAAGTAGCTTCCTAAAAAGAAAGGAATGAAATAACCTGATGGACAATATGGAAAACACTGTGATGACTGAAGAAGTGAAATCGCCTTATACGCTGCGCAGACTGAAAGACAAGGATCTGTGGCCTGTGCTTGACATCATCGGCAAGGTATTCCCCAGTGACCTTACTACTGTGTTTGTGGAGATTGCCAGCGGTCATAAAAGTATGCAGGAAGTCGGCGCTGTTGTCATGATGAAGCTTGTAATGGCTGTCATTCGCAACATGAACACTGTGCATGATGAAGTGTATGCATTCCTGTCTGATGTATCCGGCATGTCTGTAAGCGAAATTGAGGAATCGCAGTTCGGCACAACGCCCATGATGATCTGGGACATTGTGAAGAATGAAAAGAATGCCGATTTTTTCAAGGTACTTTCCAAATTGTCCTGATAGGTGAAGTCAGGTTCATGGACATGCTGTACCGTGCGTACAGCAGTCCATTGGACTTGATGAATAGTTACATAAACCGTGGACGGTTTGGAACGTTTGTTGAAGGCTTTCTGAAGGCTGAATACGAACGCAGGAAAGAAGAAGCCGAAAAGAACAATGACTGGATGCTGTGGGTTGCCTACATTCACAGCTATTCAGATAAATCCTTTAACGACTGGAAGAAGCAGTTTGTCGGCAGTAACAGCGCCACAGCCAAGAAAACAAGCGATGCAGACTTGGATGAAGCTGCCGCAAGCAAAATCATTGACAATTTGTTTCATGGATGATAGGCCTTTTCGCCCGTTGGAAAGGGTGAAAAGCAGTGAATGTCTTTGAAATTTTAGGCACAATTGCGATACAAAACGATCAGGCCAACAAAGCGCTGGATGATACCGGGCAGAAAGCCGATGACACAGGCAAACAAATTGATGATGCCCTTGGCAAAATCGGTTCTGTTGCGCTTGGCATTGGCAAGGCTGTTGTCACTGCTGGTGCTGCCATTGGCGGTGCATGGGTAGCGGCGATTGAAAGCACAAGGGAATACAGAGCGCAGATGGGCTTGCTGGACAGTGCATTTCAAGCGGCAGGGCATTCCTCCGCTGAAGCCAAGAACACATATTCAGATCTGAATGCTGTGCTGGGTGATACAGAACAGGCAGTGGAAGCAGCCCAGCATATTGCCATGATTGCCGATAACGAAAAGGAAATGAACGACCTAACTCAAATCGGCACAGGTGTATTCGCCAGATTCGGGCAAAGCCTTCCGCTGGAAGGTCTGATGGAGGGCGTTTTGCACACAAGTCAGCTTGGCGAGGTGCAAGGCAGTCTGGCAGATGCATTGGAATGGTCAGGCATTACCGTTGAAGACTTCAACAAACAGCTTGAAGCATGTTCCAATGAGGAAGAACGGCAAGATCTTATCATGAAGACGCTGAAAGACACATACGGCGAAGCGGCAACACAATACCAGGAAACCAATAAGGATGTTATGGAAGCCAGGAAAGCCCAGGAAAGGCTGACAGATGCCTTTGCAGAGTTAGGCCGTGTTGGTGAACCTATCCTGACAGCCATTAAGAATGGCGTTGCAAGCATGGTCAGCGCTGCTGTGCCAAAGCTTGAATCGCTTATTCAAAAGGTCAAGGATGCAAAGAAGTGGATGAAGGATAACAAAAACACTGTGGATGCCTGGAAGGCTGCTATCATAGCAACCACAGTAAGCGTTGGTTCCTTCCTGCTGGTTCTTAAATGGAGCGCTATTATGTCCGCTGCTACCAAAGCCATTAAGGGCGTGCGTGCGGCAATCCTGCTGTTTAACGCTGCCCTTCGTGCAAATCCGATTGGCCTTGTTATCAGTTTGCTTGCAGGTCTTGTCGCAGGGTTTGTCTATCTGTGGAATAACAATAAGGGCTTCCGTGATTTCTGGATCAGCATGTGGAATAAGATCAAATCTGTTGGCAGTTCTGCTGTCAATGCGATCAAAAGCAAGTTCAATGATTTCAAGGGCGTGCTGAAAACCGTTCAAAACACCTTTGGCAAAATCAAAGATACCATTGCAGATAAGATTGATGGCGCAAGGGAATCTGTCAGCGAGGCGATCAAGAAAATCAAAGGCCTGTTCCCCTTGAGCATCGGCAAAATCTTCAGCAACCTGAAGATCCCGAAAATCTCTGTCAGCGGCGGCAA